TATGGATAGTAGATGAATATTCTTGTAAGCCATCTTTGTACTGTAGTTCCCATTTGTGGGGGCACTCATGATAAATAGAAAATTGGCTGTAAGAAATTGTTTTATGGTATGTATAGTTAATTTCTTGTACGGGTTGTTTCTGGATCGTTTTTACTATAGAAGGTATTTTCACGATTCAGTTTCTTTAAGGTATTGTTGTTTGATTTTTTCTAAGTATAGGATAGCATCCATATGCTCTTGTTTAGCATGTTCTATCCACTCAAGTAAAGTTAAATCATTTCTGTCTAAATCAGTACCATATTTTTCTTTACCTTGAATGCTACGTTCTTCAAACTGTTTTATAACTGATGTTACTACGCTGTCTAGTTTCATTTTAATAACTTTTTAATTTCTTTATCATCAATACCTCGTCTCTGTAAAATACCTTTAATAGTATCATTATGAAGCATATGATAATATTCATCCGCCTCACGCAAAGAGCATTCATAATGAGAAGCTAAATGCTGTAATAGCTCTTCTTTAGTTTTGGTTCTATTTGATTTGATATATTTTAAAAACATGTCTTTCTTTGGAATCATATATAAATATAGTTTATATATTTTTTCCTTTTCAGTGTAAGGAATACTTTGAATCAGGTTTACAAACTCAATATACTCAGGATTCATACTGAGGAAGCGGTGCACCATATATGGATTAAATGATGTTCTGTCTTCCTCAGTAAATGAGTCCCAAGGTTGTTTTTCGTAAGTGATTTGCTTAAGCCAATCAAATATTTGCATACTCGTCTCGGAGTTCTTTAGGCAGCAACTCTACTAGTACCTTACCTGTCTTTACATCATAAAAACAAGGAATAGGAACAATAGCATCTTCAGATGTGCCTGTTACAAATTTAGAAATTTTTCGTAAAATTACACCTTCTGTAAAAATGTGGTTACCTTCAGGTGAAGTAATAGGCGCTGAGGCCTTAATGTCAACATTGACATTGAGTGGTTTTTCTGTTTTGCTCATTTTATTGTATTGTTTGTAAAATTTTACTAATTAAAGCCATTACATTGATCTCTTTATCAATTCTGAAATTGGCATGGTACATATAATTTTCTATTTCAATGATAATCAATGCTTGTTGAACACCATCTTTTACATATTCATCTAAATTATCATACAAGAATCTATAAATTTCTTCAAAGTCACTTAAATTACTATCAGCAAGTATTTGTCTAATGTTTTTAAAACTGCTTTTATTTGCTGATTTAAGTTCTTTTAGAATAGCATCTGTATAACTATTTGACGCAATTAGCGCTTTATCAATGGTTAACTTGCCTTCAACTGTATTTACTTGGCAGGTGTTAAGTATTTTTCTAACATCAGGATAATGTTTATTAACCACTAAAACCAAGTCATTTAACTCATAGTTAATACTTTCCTGTTCTAAAATACCAGCCACGTGTTGTGCTACTTCTTTTTTAGATGGAGGAGTAATTTTTAATACTTGGCATCGGGATTGAAGGGGATCGATGATACGTTCAAGATAGTTACATGTTAAGATAAAACGTGTAGTACGAGAATATGTCTCGATAATATTCCTTAATGACGCTTGGGCCTGGATAGTTAAGAAATCAGCTTCATCTAAGATAATAATCTTAAGGGGTTTGAATGAAGCGCTTGAGGCAAAACCCTGCACTTTATCTCTAATAGTGTCAATCCCCCTCTCATCCGATGCATTGATATATAAAAAGTCACAATCTATATTGTTGACTATAAGTTTAGCTAATGTGGTTTTACCTGTACCGGGTGTACCATATAACAATAAATTTTGAATATCGTTTTTATCAATATATTGAGATACAATTTGTTTCAATTGTTCATTACCAACATATTCATCTAATACTTTAGAACGATATTTTTCAACAAATAAACTATTTTCTTTCATATAACTTAATATAATAAAAAAGGCCTGGTTTCCCAAGCCTAATTTAATAAATTTTGGGGGGTAAAGTTCCTATTCTATCTTTTATAAACTTAGTAACAATATTATATGCCTCATCAGTTCCTACAGGAACTGGTATTTTTTCACCTGGGAATATTTGGTTTATTAGAGCAATTTTTTCGGGGGGTGCTTCATTACTGTAAGCACAATCTAATAATTTTATTCTATTTACTACAATTTCATCAGCATCTCCTAATTCTTCGTCATATAAATCTCCTCCAAACATTGTTGTAAGTATTTCAGTTGTGTTTTCTTGAGCAAATTTACTAGAGGCGTCAATATATTTTTTTAAATCATATTTAAAATCTCCTGCTTCTTTATCTATAAAATCTTTAAATTTAGATTGTAGATCAAATGAAGTAATATTACACCCGGGGCACTAAATTTAATCCATCTTCTACCTATATTATCAGGAACAGACATAATGTCTGTTCTGCTTTCAAGAACAATATTACCTTCTAAATAACATAATACTCCATGATTCCAATGAGCTTTTAAGTCTCGATATAATTTTATATTTTTATTTTTAGTCATAGTACTAATACTTTTATTAGTATCTTCTAAAGATTTTAGTTGATTTAATTTTTCAAAACTAGTTATATGAAAACTTTTAATAGTTTTTCCTTGATTTAAAATTTTAGCTATGTTTGGAGTTAATGGGAAATAATAATTAACTGCTAATTCATATGACTTTTTAAGCCATTGTATTTCTTTTAATAAATTAACTAGTTTAATCATGTTTATAAATATTAAAAAAGGCTCACATTTGCAAGCCTAATTTAAAATATTGTATTAAATTTTAATCTCCAAAGTATAATTCCATATCATTTTTCATATCTTTTTCTAACTGCTTATCAGTCATTTTTTCAACATTATCTATAGATGTTGAAAATTCACCAAAACCTTCTTCATCTTTTATATAACGACCAGCACTTTTATTAAATTGTTTTAAATATGCTAAAGCTTTTTTTTCATCAATATAATAAAAATCTCCATCTGCATCACTTAATTCTTTATCTTTGACTACATATTGATTTCTAACTTTGCTTTCAGCTAATACTTTAGATATTTCTTCTTTGATAAGTTGCTTTAATTTAGATACTTTCATGATAATATTTTATTATACATATTACTACTCTTACTGGTAGTCACCGTAAATATCATAGCGTTTAGGTGGTTCAGGTGCGATTTCAACTTCTTGAGAGTGAACAGCATACAACTCACTTTTTAGAGGAGCTAATCTATACTCACATGATCTCCTAGTTAGTTGAAAATATGCTTCTAAAGTATCAGTTATTGAAGCATATACCTTAGTCTTATCACCTACAAGCGTCCACCTGTCTCCAGGTGGTACGCGTGTAGCGATTAGTTCTAGTTGTTCTTGAATTTCAATTTTCATTAATACATTCCTCCCATTCCTGCCATCATATCATCCTGCTTAGTTTCTTCAGGCTTGTCTACAACAGTGCATTCAGTTAATAGAATTGTTCCAGCTACTGAGGCTGCATTTTCAATTGCTGTGCGAGTTACTTTAGTTGGATCAATGATTCCGGCTTGTTTCATATCAACAAACTTTTGTGTTTCGAGATTATAACCTCTCCAGTTATCACGAACAACAAACAAGTTATTAATTACTTGATATGATTCCATTTCTTCATAACCTGCGTTAGTAAGAATCTTCATAAATGGAGAGGCACATGCTTTGAAAACAATATTTCCACCTACGGTGTCTTTGTTTGTAATTGCTTCACGAGCATATAGTAGAGCAGAACCACCACCAGGTACAATACCTTCTTCAATTGCGGCTTTAGTTGCTTGTAATGCATCATCCACGCGGTCTTTCTTTTCTTTGACCTCGGTTTCAGTATTACCACCAACATGAATAATTGCTACTCCTCCGACGAACTTCGCAAGCCTTTCTTGTAATTTTTCTTGTTCGAAAGGGGTCTTTGCTTTTTCGATTTGTTGTTGAAGTTCTTCAATACGTGTTTGTATTCTCTCAGATTGTCCTTTTCCATCGACAATGGTTGTTTGGTCTTTTGTTACTGTTACTAAACGAGCTTCGCCAAACCACTTCCAATCGAATTTGTCTAGCTTCATGCCCTTATCAGTACTAAATACCTCACCTCCTGTCAAAATCGCAATATCATCCAAAAGTAATTTTCTGCGGTCACCAAAATCAGGAGCTTTAACAGCTGCTACTTTAATAGTACCTCGCATTTTATTTACAATAAGTATAGCGAGTGCTTCACCTTCCAAATCTTCTGCGATGATAAACAATGGTTTACCTTGATTAGATACTGCCTCTAGTACTGGAAGTAATTCTTTGATTGATGTAAAACGCTTGTCAGCAATGAGAATCAATGGATTCTCAAGAGTACAAGTCATTGTATTGTTATCTGTAACAAAGTAATGTGACTTATAACCACGATCAAACTGCATACCTTCTACTGTTTCAAGATATGTTTCGCCGGATTTTGATTCTTCAATATGAACTACGCCTTCACGTCCTACTTTCTGCATTGCAGTAGCAATCAATTCACCTACTTCAGGATCATTATTTGCGGAGATAGTAGCAACTTGTTTAAGTTGATCTTCAGAGCTAATGTCTTGTGAAATAGTCTTGCGTAATTCTTTAACTACTTCTTTAACAGCGGTATCAATATCACGCTTAATTTTAACTGCGTTAACACCGTTGTTTAAGTGGGTTAAACCGTTTTTAACCATCTCCTGTGCTAACAGTGTAGAAGTGGTTGTACCATCACCTGCTCCATCAGCTGTTTTAATAGCTGCTTGTTTAACAAGTTGAGCACCCAATTCTTCAATTGGATCTTCAAGTGTAATTGTTTTAGCTACTGTAACACCATCTTTTGTAGATTGTGGGTAGCCTTGATTGTTTGAAATAACAACATTGCGACCATTAGGTCCTAATGTTGACGTAACTGCATTCGACAACTTATCGATACCGTTTACGAGTTTTTTCCTAGCTTCAGGTCCAAATTCGATAATTTTACTCATAACTTATTCTTCTATTGTTTCAATGATTGATAATACTTGATTTTCAGGGCATACCCAATACTCTTGTCCTTCGAGTTCAATTTTGTTAGGACCCATGCTTGGGAGCATTACTTCTTGGCCTACTTTAAGAGTAGTAGGAATAAAATCTCCGGTGTAAGAATGTTGTCCTGGTCCAACTGATACGATGGTTCCGATGAGGGCTTTTTCTTTACCTAGATCAGGTACAATGATGCCTCCGTACATTGTTTCTTCTTCTTCACGCGGTTTGACTATAACCGCGTTGAAGGTTGCTTGTAACTTTTTCATATAACTTTTAAATTTGTGATTATAAATATACTTAAATTAATTTTCTTTTGCTACAATATAATAAACACTTTGAATATTTTTACCATTAAACATGATTTTCATTAAACCATTGCTTTTAACCAATAGCTTCCCTTCATCCATATCCTTATTGCAAACCAGTATTTCCTTGAGTAAATTCGAGTTATACACCAATTTAAACGTGGTTTCTGGTTGTTCTACATTTTGGATAAAATATGATACTTTATTTGCGTAATCAACATCACCTCCAAAAGTAAATCCTAATCCCAATGTATCTGGTTCAACAACTACATTTTCGCTGTTGGTTAAAGCATTTTTAGCTTTAATAAGAGCACTGATGATTTCGTTGTTTAGGGTTACTTCTACATCATATTCTTCAGGACCATTATATTCACCTGGTTTAGGAATGGTGAGTAGATCTGATAGGGTATAGTTTAGATTAAATTGCTCATCAGCGATTAGTAGTTTAGTGATGATTTTACTTTCCTTAACATAATCAAGTACTAAATCACCACTTGTAATTGCTAGCAACTTATCAAGTTGAGTAGTATTATTAATACCAATAGCAGATTCAGGTAACGGGAAACCATTATAAACAACTTTACCTAACATTTCTCTAGTAGGAGACATAAAGTTAATAGTAAGTTGTTTATCTTTATCTACTTCCCATTTAACATTTTCAATTAAACCATTCAAATGGTACTTTTCTATAACAGACTGTAATCCTAATTTTGATATCATAACCTTTAATATAATAAAACCTTTTTAAAAACCAAACTTATGCTAACTCTTTACCTAACCTTGAAGTAAATCTTTTATATAGGGTAGGTTTTGTAGCCCATGTTTTCATTTTTTGTAACTCAAATGTATACTCTTGAAATATTCTAGGATAGTTTTCTTCTGTCCATTCTCTTTTAGAAAACAAATAAGGCAACTGCTCATATTTTTCATCATTTACAATATCGTTTATGCTTTTAGAACGTATATCCGACAGTAATTGAATAAGAGTATTTTTAAAATTTGGAACCTTTTTTAAATTTAATACAAGTTTATTTACTAGTGGAGTAGTAAATGCATCAAATTCCCAAGGAGACTTAGCATACTTTTCAAACTCACCAGGTTCTGCTCCTTTTTTAGCATACATTTTTCCAAAAATCTTTACATCCCTTACTTTAGGATCCATAGCATGAACCAATTCATGTTCTACGAGATCCTCAAATTCTTCAAAGTCTGTAAAGAATGGTAGATTAACTAAAAGGATATCCTTTGTGGTGTCCATTCTACCTGCTCCTGCATCTTCTGGGTTATTGTAAAGACCAATACTAACTTTTAAATCTTGTCCTTTAAGGTCCTTAAATTGAAAGTAATTTTTAAATTTAGAATCAATATAAGGATCATCCCAATTTTTCCCTTCAGATTTAGATTTTAAATTTTCTAAATTTTTAGAAATATAATCATAAACATCCTTAATTTTAGACAAAACCTCTTGAGGGACTTTTACAATTCCCTCACCAATGTGTATTTCTTTTAATATATCAAGAAGCTTAATCAAGCTATTATTTTTTCTTTCTATATGCCGTTAATGCATTAGTAAATGCCATAATAATTTCCTGGTCACTTAGTGAACTTTTATTAAGACCTTGAATCATGTCTAATGTTTGGGTAAACAAATCTATTAATTCTTTAGGAGTGTCTATATTCTTAAGGCTAGTAGCTACAGGCTTTAAACGACTCATTACATTAGCTACATTTGCGTCTTCTTTATCTGAGGGGGTAACAGAGTTTTGGGGGGAGGATAAAGCATTAGTCATCTCTTCCTGTATGATTCGTTGTAGTTCTGATTTTTTCATAATTGAATTCCGAAGTTAAAAATTGTTAGTTTGTATAACTTTGAGGAAACATCAACATTAAGTTCAAATAATGTTAGTGATGATACACGAGCAACAAGTCTAAGTTTGTCATGCTGTGTGTTAATTGCTTTCCAAGAATTTGTAAATTTCATAATAACGAGTTTTATATATTATAAATATTAACCAAATGAGAAAAATTTAGTTACATTTGCATTTAATGGAGGAAATTCCCATTTTAAATCCTTATATAATTCTTTTAGTTTATTTAACAACAATGACTCAAAA